AAATAAATAGAATTGAATCAATAATGATTGGAGTCGCAGGCACTCTAATATTAGGAGGTGTATCTACTATTGGAACAATAGTAATGATGCACAATTAAAGGAAAAAGTATGATAAAAGGATACGAAACAAAAGATGTGAAAGCATCAAAAACCAAATCTGTAGAAGAGGGCGTTATTTTTGAAGACGGAGAGCACTGGAGCTTTATTTGGAATAACGAAAAATTAAACTTTGTAAAAGAGAAGTTTGCAAAAATAGCACTAGAAAGATTAAAAAATGAGCAATAGCATAGAAGAAGCTTTGAAAAAAGCAGTTGAGAAAACAGATTCAACAAAAGTAGTCGACGGAGAAGGCGCAGAACCTTCACAGGAACTTTCAGCAAGAGTTAAAAAACTTATGGCTAGAAAGACTAATCTAAGACGACAACGCAGACAAAAATTACCTAAAATACTTAGATGAATAAGCGGCTTCCTCACGGGGAACGCTATGAGATCTGCAAAAAATGCCCAAACCTTGACAAAAGATGGAAGGTTTGTAAAGTTTGTAAGTGCTTTATGCCCCTCAAAACTAAAATAAGATGGGCAGAGTGTCCTGAGGAACCTCCTCGGTGGACATAGGGAGAACGTAGTATGCCTTGGGGTAAAGGAAGTTACGGTGGAAAGGTTGGAAGACCTAAGAAAAAGAAAAAACGCGGTAAAAAGAAAAAGTAGGGAATGTTTGAGAGAGAAGAAAACTCGCTAAGAAAGGAAATACAGGCACGAGCCGATTTTGCTAACTGGGCGTTAAAACGAGTTCTTCCAGGCAACTACAGAAAAAATTACTATAAACTAAAAAAACTATACGAGGAAGAAAATGGTAGAGTGGTTAAAGACTAAGTGGACACAATTTGTGAACATTGTCTCAGGTCAAGATAAAAACTGGGACGGCCAAGTAGATATCAAGGATAAATTGATAGAAGCTGAAGAAAAAGCTAACAGCTAAAATTCATTAGCTAAGTCGAATAAGGACTAGCATGAACAAGAACGAAATTATACAAGAAATACTGGGAGTAGTACAACTATCTCAGCAATTTCGCACAGCTCTAGAAAATAAACTTATGTGGGGTCAAGAGCTTAGAGAAATATTAAATTCTCCACATACTAATAAAGAATTATTAAAAACTCATTTAAAAAATGGGACGGAACAGGGGTAACTCTGTTTAGGAAAAGAAAATGGCAAGACAAGGCGGATTTCTAAGCGGACCGAGTGTACATGGTACATCTAAGTTAGCGAAACATAAACTAAAAAGAGGACTTACTAGAGACCTCAACGCAGCTGCAGGAAACTTTGTTAATACAAAGACTCCTTCATCCACTCCTGGTGGATTCTACGGAGCTGCACCGAAACCAATCGGACCAAGATTCGGCAAAACGACAAAACCTAAGAAAGCAAGGTTTAGTAAAAAGGGTGCACGTCGAATACTACGTAGAAAATAAATATTATCCATAAAGACTTTCATGAATTTATGAAAGCAGGGCGACTTTATAAAGTTGTAGACATGTTACACGCATCTACTAAGAAAAAAGAAAAAAGTAAAGCTAAAAAGCACCGAACAAAGCGAACATAATTAGTAATATAGTGTAATTTTAATTTGGGGACGAGTAAGTCCCCAGAAACAAGCAAGAGAAAGTATGACAGTACCAAAAGTAATAGATCGAAGAGCAGTGTGGTTAGAGGGATTATCCTTACATGCCGCAGAAGTGCTTAAAAAACTTCAGACACGACAAGTGAATGGAATAACTCCATCCGATGCTGAGACTGATATTATAGATTTATGTGGTGGCTACTTATATCTTTTACAACTTGCAAAAGAACACGGACTCTTTGACTCCGACGACCCATTTAATCTATTCCAAAAAGAGACCCTACATTGATAGAAGTAAGCCGTTCCGACGTAGTGCAAGACTACTTAATGGAACAAAATCCCGAAACAAGATTTATTAAGTTACCTATAGACGCGTATCTTGATCTATTAAATGTAGTACCAAACACCTCTCAAACTGCACTTATTAATGCAATCAACAATCCCAAATATCGTTTCGTCTGTGCAGCAGTATCACGACGACAAGGAAAAACTTATATAAGTAATATTATTGGACAATTAACTTGTCTTGTACCTGGAGCTAATGTACTATTAATGTCTCCAAATTATGCATTATCTCAAATTTCATTTGACTTACAGAGAAATCTCATCAAGCATTTTGACTTAGAGGTAACAAGAGACAACGCAAAAGATAAAGTTATTGAACTTTCTAACGGCTCTACCATAAGAATGGGTTCTATTAATCAAGTAGACTCAGTAGTTGGTAGAAGTTATGACCTTATTATATTCGATGAAGCAGCCCTAACAGATGGTAGAGATGCTTTCAATGTCGCACTCAGACCTACACTAGATAAAGATAATTCAAAAGCTATATTTATATCTACACCACGAGGTAGAAATAATTATTTTGCAGAATTTTATTACAGAGGGTGGTCAGAAGAATTTCCAGATTGGTGTAGTATAAAAGCCACATGGCATGAGAATCCTCGAGTTTCAGAACAAGATATTGCTGAGGCTAAAAAGACAATGTCCCAAGCAGAATTTAATCAAGAGTACATGGCAGACTTTAATGTATTTGAAGGACAAGTCTGGGCATTTAATCATGAAGAATGCACTGCAGATTTAACACAACTCGACACTAGTCAAATGGATGTTTTTGGTGGATTGGATGTTGGGTATAAAGATCCTACAGCATTTTGTGTTATTGCCTATGATTGGGATAAAGAAAAGTATTACTTAGTTGATGAATATATGAACGCAGAACGTACTACAGAACAGCATGCCGTTGAGATAAGAAAATTAATTGATAAATGGGATATTGATTGGATATATATTGATTCAGCAGCCCAACAAACAAGATACGACTTTGCACAAAATTATGATATTAGTACTATCAATGCAAAGAAATCAATATTAGATGGAATCGGTCATGTTGCAGGAATTGTGGACAATGACAGCCTTATTGTAGACCAAAAATGTAAACAAGCGCAGATATCACTAGATCAATACCAGTGGGATCCGAATCCTAATTTAATGAAAGAAAAACCAAAACACAATATGTCATCCCACATGGCTGATGCATTACGATATGCACTGTATACATTTGAAACTACAGCCACTACGTTTTAATAAGACCTGTAAAAAACAGTTCTTGACATATGATGTGACTTTTTGGTATAATTCTAATTAAGAGTAGAAATATGAAATTAAAAAGAGATTTAGTTAAATATGTACGAGATAAAGCTAAATCTAAATATAAGAAACAAAGTAGTTGTTATATTTGCGAAAGCAATATAGACTTAGATTTTCATCATTACTACGGACTGACCGAACTACTAGAAACTTGGTTGAAAAAAGAAAAATATATTATAGAGAATGAGCAAGAAATACTAGCAATTCGAAAGTCCTTTATTGATGATAACTGGGAGAAAGTGTACGAGTATACAGTAACCCTCTGCCATAAACATCATCTACGATTACATTCAATATACGGAAAAAGACCCAAATTGATTACAGCAGAGAAACAAAAACGTTGGGTCGAGAAGCAGAGACAAAAATATGGCATGGTACGATAGACTATTAGGAAGAGGCGAGGAAAAGCTGAATCCTTCACAATATGTTATTTCGAGAAACGAGGGTTTAACCGTAGACTCGCGTGAAGTAATCACAAACTATCGCAATGCATATGAACAACTAGAAATCGTCAACAGAGCAGTAAATATGATTGTTGATGATGTTTCAGAAATCCCTTTTGCAGTTGGGGACAAACTAATTGGCACGAATAGCATATTAAAAAATATTCGTAAATCAAAAGTTAATTTACTTTTAAATGTAGAACCAAATCCTTTTCAGGATATTAGTACTTTTAAAAGAAACTTAATCATTGACTTACTTATTGATGGTAACATATTCATATACTTTGATGGTACTCATATGTACCATTTACCAGCAAATAAAGTAACAATTTATACTGATGATATTAACTATATCGAAAAGTATACATATGACAACAGCATAGACTATTCCGTTAAAGAAATTATACATATAAAAGAGAATAGTTTTAACTCCATTTACAGAGGAACACCAAGATTAAAACCAGCATATAGAACTATGCAGCTCCTTAGCAACATGAGAAGTTTTCAAGACAACTTCTTCAAAAACGGAGCAGTTCCAGGTTTAGTACTTAAATCACCAAATACTCTTTCTGAAAAAATCAAAGAAAGAATGTTACAAGCATGGAGCATGAGATACAACCCCACAACAGGAGGCAGACGCCCTCTTATATTAGACGGTGGATTAGAAGTATCTAGCTTAACAAATATTAATTTTAAAGAACTAGATTTCCAAGGCTCAATCACAGCGAATGAGAAGATCATACTAGAAGCCATGGGAATACCACCTATTTTAATGGATGGTGGTAATAACGCAAACATAAGACCCAATCACAGATTGTACTATCTTGAAACTATCTTACCAATCGTAAGAAAGATGGGATATGCATTAGAACGATACTTTGGGTTCTCATTATCTGAGGATGTAACAGGAATACCTGCTTTACAACCAGAACTGAGAGACCAAGCAGCTTATTATGCAACACTTGTTAATACTGGAATTATAAGTCCAAATGAAGCAAGAGAAGCAATAGGCAAAGAACCTGTAGACGGATTTGACGATCCAAGAGTACCGCAAAATATTGCGGGTTCTGCCGTTAATCCTGAAGAGGGAGGTCGACCACCAGAGTCGTCACCAATAGAGGAAGAATAAATATGACAAAAGATATGATGGCTAAAGCATTATCCGATTTTTTCAGTGAAGAAGGAGTCGAAACAATGGATTTACCAACCTACAAAAGTCATGGTAATGATGTACCTGTAAAAGACTACATGCTTAGAAGAGCATTTGGTTCTTGGAACAGAGTTCTATCAGCCATGAAGAAAAGACATCCAGTTGCTGTAGTTGAAGCTCCAGCTCCTGCTCCCGCCCCAAAGGCTCCTAAAGCCAAGAAAGCGGAGAAGAAAGATGTCAAGTAAAATTTATCATTGGACTAGCACTTTTAAATCACTAGGCGAAAACGAAGATGGTGGTGTAGATATTAAAGGATCTGCTAGTACTAATGCTCTTGATAGAGCAGGCGACATAATCGAAGCCGATGCTTGGACAAAGGGTGGATTGGAAAACTATAAAGGTAATCCAATTATTCTGTTCAATCATAATTACGACAAACCGATTGGTCGAGCAAAAGATTTACAAGTTACTGAAAACGGCTTAGAAATATCTGCAAAGATTTCTAAAGCTGCTGGAGATGTAACACAATTAATTAAAGACGGTGTCCTTGGAGCTTTTTCTGTTGGTTTCAAAGTCAAGGACGCTGATTATATGACTGAAACTGACGGATATAAAATAAAGGACGCGGAGCTTTTTGAAGTTTCTGTTGTATCAATACCTTGCAACCAAGGGGCAACTTTTGGACTAAGCAAGTCATTTGATTCTATGGAAGAATACAACAAGTACAAGCATACTTTTTATACGGCTAACTTAAACGATTCAGCAGATGCTGTTGAAATTGAGCAGCCAAGTACGGCGAAAGCCAAAGAAATGGAGACAAATATGTCAAAAGAAAATAAATCTCCTGAGAGCAACCCAGAGTTCAATCTTGAATCATTTGCTGCAGAAGCTGCTGAAAAAGCAGTTGCTCAGTATGCAATGAAACAAGCAGAACTTAAAGCTGCTGAACAGAAGGCTGCGGAAGAGCTAGCTCAAAAAGCTACCGAAGAAGCTGAAGTTCAAAAAGCCTCCGAGGAAGCAAAACAGGAAGAGCAAAAAACTGTAATCCAAGCTGGATTAACAGGTGCTGAAAAATTAATGTCTGACGTTGAGTCTAGAGTGAAAGAAGACTATTCTAATTTAGAAACTGTCGTTAAATCACTTGAAGCACAACTTGCTGAGAAATCTGAAGAAATCATGAATATTCGTGATTCTAAAAGACATTTCTCTGACAGACAAGGTAACAACGGCGATTGGAAGAAATCCTTCGAGTCAGACATTGCAGATGCTAAATTTGCTGGTCTAGCTACTGGAAAAGGATGGGACACTCCAATGGCAAAATCTTTGATGGAAAAAGTAAATCAACATTCAGGTGTTGAAGTTTCATCTGCTGATTTCGAACAAGTTGTTTCAACAAATATCGAAAGAGATATCGAAAACGAATTAGTTCTAGCTCCTCTATTTAGAGAGATTGCTATGACTTCTGCGAATATGATTATCCCAATCTTACCAGATGCAGGTTATGCAGAATTTACTTCTAGCCAAGCTGCTTCAGGTTCATCTCCTTATGGTAACTTAGAGACCAGAGGCGACACATACGGATCACCTTTTGCTGGTGTGACTATGACTGAAAGAACTCTTTCAACTAAGAAATTGATTTCACAATCATACTTAGGGAATGAGACAGAAGAAGATGCAATTATGCCTATTCTTCCTTTGATCAGAGAATCTATGGTAAGATCTCATGCTAGAGGTATCGAAAATGCTATCCTAGCTGGTGATGATGCTGATGGTGTATACGGAACAGGTGGAGCGGCTTTTGAAGGGCTTCTACACTTAGCAAGAAATGACAGTGATTATACACAGTCAACTACTGCTTTTGCTTCTGATACAGTTACAGCTGCAGAACTTCTCGCTTTGAGAAAAAATATGGGTAAATATGGTGTTAACCCAGCAGACGTAGTTTACATTGTTTCTCAAACAGTGTATTTCCAACTACTAGAAGATGCTGAATTCCAAGATGCTAACTTAGTAGGCGATATGGCTACTAAACTAAGTGGTGAAATCGGACAAGTATTCGGATCAAGAGTACTATTATGTGATGAATTCGCTACTCCAGCAGTATCTAAATTCGGTGCTATCGCTGTTAACCCTAGAAACTACGTATTACCAAGATTACGCGGTGTAACCGTTGAATCTGATTACGAAGTTGCTGCTCAGCGTAGAGTACTAGTTGCTTCACAAAGAATTGGCTTCAGCGATCTAATCGACGCTGCTACTTCTAAGTGGGCTTACATGTATAAAGCTAGCTAATATCGGCTTAGACAGGATTCGTGGGGCGGCCTTAATCGCCCCACACTTTTAATTATGGCAAATTTAGTAACATTACAACAGTATAAGGACTTCGCAGGGATCACTGGAGTGACTGAAGATGCGAAAATTAATGTTATAGTGCCAGCCATAAGTCAAGCAGTAAAAACTTACTGTGGCACGTCATTTGTTGATTATTATTCAGCAGATAAAACAGAGTATTTTGATATTCATGATGATTATACAAATGCTATTTTAGTGGATGAAAGCCCACTTGTCAGTGTTTCTGTAGTAGCAGAAAGAACAGGACAAGATGACTCTTATACAACTCTAATAACTGGTAACTCAGATTCTAGTGGTAAGTACGAATACGTAGTAGACACTGAACTAGATACTATTTATAGAACAACTGCAACTGCAGACAAAGCTTTCCCAAAAGGAAGAGCAGCAGTAAAAGTAGTGTATCGGTCAGGTTATGCTTCGACACCCGAAGATTTAAAACTGGCATGTTTTGATTTAGTAAAATATTATTTGAAAGATGAAAGAAAAGAAAGAATGGTAATTGCTGGAGCGTCTGTACAAAATAATGTATCTACTACTCTAAGAGAAAATATAGGATTTCCAGATCATATCAAGAGAGTACTAGATTTTTATAAAGTACATAAGTAATGGCTAAACCAAATGCCCCTACTGTTGAGGTACAAAAGAAAATTGCGGCACAAACGGTAATAAAAACACGAGGTGCTAAAGAAATTTATGAAGATGCTTTATATTTAGCAAATAGACCTACACAAAAAGTTAGACAAGACACAGATGGTAAAGCAGTCTTTTTTCTTAAACTTGTAAGTGAAGCCGAAAATAGAATCAATATAGTAGGCAGAGATGCAAATCAGGCAGTTGAAGTAAGTCCTGAGCTATACAAAGCAATTTATGAAGGCGGAAAAATAGAAGAAATAGCTACTCCGGGAGGAAAACCAGGAACCTTTACTTCAATACCTGCAGAATCTACACTTGAAGATAATAAAGACGGCAGACGAGAAGTATTACTAGGAAAATTAAATAAAGACGGAAAGCAAACTGGATTAAATTTTAAATATTTATCCAAAGTAAAAAACCATATATTTCCACTCGAACATAAACAGATAGAGGGAGGACACCAAGTTGGACTTGCTACAAAAAAGTTAGAAATTACTTTAAATAAAGTTAATCAGATAGATATGGCATCTTTAACACCTGACGAAGCAGTACATATTAAAAGTTTTAAAACAAATGTAATAGCACTACTAAAACTTTTAAAAGTAATAGATAATTTAGAAGGTAGTATAGCAAAATCTTTAGGAATGAAACCACGAAGTACTGCTGCACAAGAATTTTTTGAGTTATTATTAGATCCTTCAAACCCTTTAGGAGACGGAATAGATGTAGGAACTCTTTCTACCACAGACATAGACTTCAGTAAAGAAACTATAGGACAGAAAACTACAATTGAACTGGAAGACAAAGACGTTAATAGAAAAAAAGGAAATATATCAGGAGTACTACTTAAAGTATTTAATAATATTACTCAAAAAGCTATAACTGGAGATACAAACTTTACAGAGATGGAAAAGAATTTCCTTTCTTATGTAGATAGAGGAAATTCTTTATCAATGATGCAAGCAGTAGAGTTAAATATATTAAATAGAGCCATTGGAAAAAGATTCCAAGGACCGAAAAAGAAAACTAAACCAGTTACACATAAGGAAAAAATATTAGGAAAACAAAAAAGGTTTAAGGCAACTCCATTAAAAGCACCTAGAAGAATATCGGCACGACCAGGAGATAAAAATCCTTTTGCTGAAGTAGGAAGAATTATGGGGTTTATTAATACTAAACTTCCACAAGAGATTATAAAAAATATGGGCAGACCTTCTCTTGAAAATCAAACAGGTCGTTTTGCTAGTTCAGCTCGTATAGAATCAGCTATACCAGACACTAGAGGATTAATTACTTTTAATTATACTTATGACGACAGGTACAGAGGATTTGAAAATAGTGGAAAGTATCCACCAGAATATGATCCTAAGGGTCTTATCAGTAAGAGTATAAGAACACTGGCAACAGCTCAAGCACAATTTAAATTTATAACAAGGAGAGTATAATGCCAAGCACATATAGAACAGCTAGAAAGAAAATTGCAGAAGCTCTTACAGACAAAATAAAATTACTGAACGGAAATCATCCATATAATTCGAATGTTTCCGGGAACGTTTCATCTAAACTAGTATTTATAGATGAAATAGAACAATATCCAAAAGTTTGCGTGGTGGCAGGTGCAGAATCAAGAGAGTACCAACCAGGTGAATTTAAATGGAGATTTTTACAAATTTCAATAAGAGCATATGTTCATAATGAGAACGATGCTCAAGAAGAATTATCATTATTATTCGAAGATATCGAGAGAGTCGTAGATGAGAATGATGTATTAACGTATGACGATTCTGTATCCCCTAATTTGTCAACAACAAATATAGTGATACAAAACATTTCTACTGATGAAGGAGCATTAGCACCTTTAGCTATAGGAGAAATGAATATCGAAATACGATATTAGGAAACAGGTAAGGCACATAAAAATGTAGCCGCACCCCTTTCCATTATAAAACGGAGAAAGCAAAATGGCTTTAAATTTATCGAGAAATACCAAGGTATTTGTCAGCTC